ATAGATAAACTAAAACCTGGTTGTACTTTTATTATTTTACCTTGATTAAAACCAGGAGGTGTTATAAGTAATTCACCACAATCTACATACAAACTATCTGTATATTGACTGGTGTCAATTACCCTAAAAATTTCACAATTTGCTACTGTAGGTACTTCAAGACTAAGTATATGTTTGTTTGCCATTCTATTTTTGTTTAATATAGTACTGCTCTTCACTAATAATATACAAAAAAAAGTTTATATAAAAAAGAGTGAGACGTTTAAATCTCACTCTTCTTAAATATAATAGTATCTCTACTAAGTTACAAGATTTATACCCCTTGAGAATTTCCAACTGGAAAGCCTTCAGTAGGTAAAAAGTTTGCACTCATATCTGTCATAGTAGAACCAACTCCAAAGCAACCTACAGCCATTGCATTTAATGCAGTTTCTAAATTAGCAATTATTCCATTAGTAGCAAGTTTAACCATATATTGATCATTATCAAATGTACCAGATGGGTTGTTAAAACGAGGTACAGTATGTAATAAGTAGTATACAGTGTAATTTGCTGAACGAACAATACCTAATAAGTCATTAGCTGGACCAACTCTTTCAACTTCTCTCATTCTAGTTGAATCTAAGTTTCCTTGATTAGTAGGATGTTGCATGTATCTTTGGAACATCATTACATCTCTTTGAATTAATTCACCTTTAGTTTCAGATTCTTTACCTTTATTTCTTGAAATATCTATACAAGTAGCAGTACATGGATCTCCATCATTATCCAACTGAGATGCATATAATTGTAAAGGCTCTTCTTGATAGTAATCTCTAGTATCAAAAGAACAGTTACCAAATACAGTTTCAGAACTAGTATCAGTAATAGTAAATTTACCTAAGTGACCAGCAACAACCGCAGCTGCACCTGAATATGCTAAAAGTAATGCAATTGCAGCTTGTTGTTTTTCATATCTTGTGTTACCTGCTGCAGTTGCAGAATCAGTAATAGTTGTAAAAGAACCAGCATTATTATCATGTTCAACTTTAACATCTACTAATTGACTAAGAATAGGGTCTCTTAATAATTGTACAGCCATATCAGCAAATACTTTAGCAGGGTCTTTATAAGTTTGTCCAGCTGGGCAACAGTATCCGTCACCACCTAAGATCTTATATCCATTTCTATTTAATGCTCTAAGTACTGGAGCACCTTTTAAATCAATTCTAACTGATTGTTCACCAATACAGTCAAAGCATGTTCCTTTAGCATCTAATACAACACTTGATGTTGCAGCAGCTACTACTGGTTGTTTACCAATAAATCTTACATATCTTGGATTGATTACTTTTGATTTCCATGATTCTGCATATCCACCATGAAATCTATTTCCACCTAGGATATCATTTGCAGCACCAGCTACACCAGTTGGACTACCTAAAGGAGATCCCATACATAACATAACAGGTGTTTTACCTGCTGCTAATGTTGCTGTGCTTGCAGTATCATAAGATTGTGAACCAATAAACCCTGCCTCCATAGGAGTGTATACAGAGGAGTCTTCACCACCAGCTACCAAAAAGGAAGTTGGGACAAATGTTTGTTGAAAAGCGTTGTTAAAATAAGCCATTTTTTTAATGCCTGTTACCAGGTCTTTTTTTTGTTAATAAATAATGCCCTTATAATATATACTGTCAAGGACTTAGTTTGTTTAGACAGTACATGTATAATATACTAAATATATCTAGTATATTATAATTTTTAGTTGTTTCTTTCTGCAGCTTGCATTTCCCTACTATAGTTATTTGCATCTGCAATATCTCCAGCAATGATAGCTACAGCTTCATCAATAAATACTTCTACTAGATCATCTTTAAATTCACATTCAATATCTGCTGTTGAAGTATTTCCTGTATATGGATCAACACAGTCTACAATTTCTATTCTAACAGGTTGTCTATAATACATTAGGGATGGATTAACAATATTAAAATCATCCTTATATATTTTTAGAGTATTATTAGCCATAGTACATACAGTTTCACCCCATTCAAAATTAGGATTCTTTAAGGGGTCTCTCAATACAAGATCAATATTAGCCTCTTCTATCAGATAGCATGTCATAGATCTAGGATCAGTGCAGCATTCAGATGTAGCTTCAACACTAACTCTTTTATATTCAAGATAAGTTTCATTATCTGGAAAATTAGTAGACACTTCATGATTACCCATATCTGTAGTAGTAATTGGTAGTGTAGTTAAAAGAACTTGTAAGTCATCAATACGTCTTTTAGAATTTTCATCACCTTCTTTAAACATGTTGTTACCATGTAGATTTCTTCTACACCATTCAAGTTGTGCTTTATTAAAAGCCTCAACAACTTGCCAGCATTCTATATTATCATAGTCATCACTAGCAATCTTGTTAAGTCTTTGTCTAAATTTTATTTGAATAGTTTGATTTAACATAATTTATGAATTCCAGTATCTTTCAGTTTGTGAAAATAATCTATCTAAAACTTCTTCATTTAAAGGATTCTTAAAAAATTCTAAAACTTCTTCATTGGTTTTACCTAATTTAATTTTAGTTTCAGATTCTATAATGTATCCTGCACCATCATTTGTCATAAACTGGTAGTATGTTCCATCTTTTAACAATGTTCTTAGAGTTAGGTTTTCCATACTATCATTAGCAATAGCTGTAAATTCTAAAGCAGCTTTTGTCTTAGATGATTCTGCACCATCTCCATTTATATGTGCATCCATTGCTTCATATAAAATATCAACAGGAGTTGCTCTTGTATATTGTGCACTATTATAATCAATCATTTTTGCTACATAAAATAATTTCTCAGTATCCTCATCAAATAATCTTTGAAGAGTTGCTAATGCTTTATTTCTTATTTTAGAAGGTTTAGTCTTAGCTGTTGTAGTCTTCTTAACTTGATCTAAATAAAATCTACAATTTGGAATAGACTGAACTGTCTCATAGTCTTTAGCTACAATAGAAAATCCACCTGCTTTAATTGCATACATTTTTATAAGATCATATGGATCTTTCTTTGGGTCTAAAAAGTAAGGATCATTCCCTACCTTTAAGTGTATCTTACTCCAGAATATATGATTATCTGGTTTTAAGATTTGAACTTTGTTCCAAAATTCTGGATCATCTATTTCAATTACATTAGATGCTAGATCTTTTTCTAGTTGGATAACAACAGTTCTAATTTCTTTTATTTTTGCTTTTCTTTCAGCATCTGGTAACATTTTAACTGCAGGAGCAAATTCATTTAATCCTGTTACATACCTTTTGATACCATTTAATTCAAGACAAGCTAGATCTTCCATATGATATACACCATCATGTAGTGTCATTCCATATTTTTCAAGACCCATGTTTTCTTTACCATCATCAAAGTAAGGACGTATTGCAATCTTTTGCTCTTTACCTGTTTGGTATTTTTCACTAATTGTGAAATCTTTTGATATTGTACTCATAATTTTTGTTTGGTTTTATTAATATTGTTGGTTTTAAGAAAGAAATAGGGAGGAGCACAAGGCTCCTCCTTCATTCATATTGTTAATTAAGACTAGAATGATCCTCCTGTTACAGGATTCTTCATTACAATCTTAAGAACTTTAGTAGGGTCCTTAACCCAAATAGCTGGCATAGTCTGTGTCATCATTACACGGTATCCATTGAAGTTACCTGATGATGCAAATCCTTGACTACGTCCCATATAATCCATAGTACCATTTTGGTAGAACCATTTTAATTGGTTATCCCAAGATAATTTTAACAAGAAGATATTATCTTGAACATTATCAGTTACATCAAAGATGATGAAACTATAAGAAGATAAAGGTCTTCCATCAATTAATGGATTCTCAATGTCATTAGTATGTAAGTTGTCAAACGCTGGGTTTAAAACAAATTGTACATTAGCTAAGAAAGGAATAATGTAAGATGTAAATGCATACCCAAAACCTAAGTCCATTGCATCACCTTTAACAATTCCTAAATTGTCTGCATTAATAACTGCACCACTACCTAAAGCACCAGTACCTGCTAATCCTGCAGCTTCAACTCTAATAGCTTCATTGATAAGTTTCATTCCTCCAATTCCTGTTTGTACTACTAAAGTACGTCCTGGATTTGGTCCTTCTAATTCAACTTTTCCTTGATAGAAATTGTAAAGTTCATTCTTAAACATGTCAAGATCAAAAGAAGCTTTATTATAAACTCTTTTAAATGAGTTGTCTAATTGTTTCCAAAGACCAACTGATAATCTAATATCATCTGGACCGTCTTGTTTAACTCTACCACCATGACCCCACATTAAGTAAGTCTCAATGTCATTTGCTACCTTAGTAAGGTGAGCAGCTTCCATAGATGTTAAGAATGTTCTAGAAAGTGAACCATTATCAAATGCTCTCTTTACATAATCTTTACCCATTGCAGATACCATTCCTTCTAATGTAGAAACTGAAGGATCAAGATTCTTATCAAAGTTTCTCCAGATCTCAGTAACTGGTACAGTACCATCAGCATTCATTCCACCTTTAAGCATTAAATCTGCTCTAGAAGAAATAGAATAGTGAACGTGTGCTTCAGCTCCTCCTACAAAGTTGTAGAATTCTCTGAATCCTGCTTCAGTAGTAATATCAGAGAATCTTTCTCCATATTCACCTCTAGCAGAACCTTTTCTAAAGAACTTAGTTCCTGCTACAAGATATTTAGTTGTATCTAATCCTGTATTACTTGCATTGTTTACAAGTTGTACAGTATAGATAAATCCATTACCTGCTGGTAATATATCATCAGCAGTAATGTATAATTCAAGTCCATTATACTTATCATAAGTAATAATGTCCCCATGTCCAAAGCTACGTTTAGAAAGTTTAATTCTAAATTTTTGCCCGTCTTTACCTACAACATCACCTGTTGTAAGATCATCAGTTACAAATGGTAAGTCAATTGCTACAGGTGTTTGCCATTTATATTCACCTCTTGCGTTGTCCACCATAATAGTGTTCTTACCACCGAAGGAAGCCATTTGGTATAAAGGCATTTCTACCTTTTGCGTCATTGCCCACAAATCCACTGGACCCATGTCCATTGGTTCTGCGTTACCAAGCATTCCTGCTAAGTGATATGAGTCCACGTGTGAACTCGCATTGTAACTTGTATCCCTAAGGAACAAGCCATTGTTTAATACTGGAGTTGCCATAATTTAATTCTTTTTTTTAGTTATTAATTATTATTGTTGTTGTTGTTTTTTTATTTTATTATACAATCAGTGGTAATCCTGCTACTACTGCTGTTGTTGCTGCTGCTCCTGATGATCTTCCTGCTAATGACCATCCATTATCACCCGTATATTGAAGATCTACTCTTTGACCTACTGCATTAAAGAGTATATTACTAGCTGCTCCCATAACTTTATAAGGGGTTAGTGTTCCAGCTGGTGTGTTTATACCTGCATCCACAATCACAGATACTGTAGTACCAGTAGATGTCGCAGAAGGTAAAGTAAAGGTTTGTGTACCATTTATTTGTAAAAGTACTAAACCAGATGTAGGGATAGGTCCATTATCTGTAACAACTGTTGATACAATTTTTTCAGCACATATACTACACCCTGTAGTAATTGCTGATACTACCCGTGGTAATAACACCTCAACAGTTACATCATATTGACGTTGATTAAGATCCCATAGTGCTTTCCAAATGGTACCTGGTACTGATTTAGAAACATCAGCTGAATGTGTTATTTGTATAGTACTTGTATCTACTCCTGATTTATAATAGATATTTGTTAAAGTATTTGATGATGCATCTTGATCTATCATAACAATATCAGTAGCTGCAACATATATTAAGTCGGTTCTACCTTCTATTGGAAACCCAAGAAATCTTTCTGAGTTATTAAGGCTTGTTAAGCCTGCATTTACATTATTTGCCATTTTTTTATTTGTTTGTTTATGTTATTAAAATCTTTTAAATATGTTTTCACCACCTCTTTGTATTTTTCTTTTTGATGGAGTTGTTGATTTTCTTTCTGCTGAAGTAGATGCACTCTTATCAGATTGAGTAGTCTTAAGCTTTCTAACAGTTTGTTCTACAGCTTTAGTTTCACCTTTCTTCATTATTTGATTTTTATAGCTTGTAGGATCAGCTAATAACCATAATGCTTCTGATACTAAATCATAATTTGGTTCTACAAACTGATACTTTTCTAATAAGTGACCTAAAAGATTTGTATTCTGTCCACTTATTGAAGGATAAGAAGGATTAACTAATCCGTTATATATAAGTGATTGTGTTTTCTTATCTACTTTAATATCTCCTACTTTACCAGTCTTAAGTGTGTTGTATACATTTTGCATGTAATTTTGTGATGCTTGTTCTTGTTGTTTTTTCTTCATCTCTTGCTCTTGAAGTTTTCCTGCTACAACTTTCTCCTGCATCTTATCTAATTTTGGCTTAAACTTTCCTGCTTGTTGTTCAAGCTTACCTAAGTCTTTCCATATTTCTATTTCCTCATCAATCTCTGCATCATTACCATATCCTGTTGCTCCAAGATATTCTCTTATAATGTGTACTTGATCAGATTCATTTTTAATATTACGTTGGTATGATTCTTCAACATGTGACAATGCTCTAAATAATCCTTTCATATCATCACCACCATCAGCAACATACTTTGCAGCTATCTGTAATTCTTCTGGTAGACTTTGAAAAAACTGAGCTGGAGTTTCTCTTCTTACATCATTAGCTTTCTGGTCTAAATTTGCTTGAATAAGTTCTTCAAAATCTTTAGCACTATATTCAGATAAGTCTTTATCATCATCAAATCCTACAATTTTATCATCAGCAATAAGCTTTGAGAAAACATCTGCCATTCCAGTAATTGGTTTTCTACCTCTTTTCTTTGGTTGTACTTCATCTTCATCAGAATCTGGAGCTAGAAGTTCATTGATTGTGTCTTCTGTAACTTCTTCTTTTACTTCTACACCTTCTTCTGCATTCTCTAGAACTGGTTTCTCATCTTCAACATTAAGATCTGTTGTGTCATCAGTTACTTCAGTTATAAGAGTTTCTTCTTTAACACCCATGTCTTCCTCATTAAGAAAGGACATATCTACTTTTGCTGATCTAGAAAACACATTAGGTTTTTTATCTACATCAGTCTCTTCAGGTAGTGTTATACTAGCTGCTCCTGGTGCACCTGTGAAGATGTCATCCAGATTAATATCCACATCGTGGACTTTAGTTTCTACAGTTTTTTCTATTTCTGCCATAATTTTATTTGTTGGTTTATAAATAATACATTAATAATATACAACATTTTAAAGGATAAACCTTAGAAATTTTATATAAAAATGTTTTTTTTAGGAGTATATAGCTAAGTCTTATTTCTTCTTCTTTTTCTTATCCTTTTCCTCTGCCTTTTTCTTAGAACTTACGTCATATACATTCTTGTTTTCACGTGCAATTTCAAGATTTGTGCTTGCTACATCACGTTGTACAGCAATTCTCTCTCTTTCAACTGCTAATTTATCACGTGTCATTGCATTCTTGTTAGTAGCATCTTCTCTTTTGAAATCCATTTGATCTCTATATTGATCTCTTTGCTGCATATCACGCATTGCATCTTGGAAATCACTCTCTTGATTTTGATTAACATCAGATCCACCACCATATCCAGCAGCTCTAATTTCTGCAACCATAAGATCTTTTCTTCTTTCTGCTTCAGACTCTTGTAATTTAAAGTCACGTTCAGCTTGTTTCTCAGTAGCTGCAGCTTGTAACTGCTGTTCTTGCATTTGTTGTTGACTTTGTTGTTCTTGCTGCTGTTGTTGTTCTGTTTTAGTCTCTGCATCTTTAAGTATATCAGAAACTTCAGCAATTGAATCTGCTTTAATAATATTACCAAGGTCATAAATACTTGCACCTGTTGTATTATTAGTAAGTGCCATTTGTTTTAATTGATCAAGAGTACCTCTATGATTTGTTTTAGTTGTGCAAAATATATTAAAATCTCTCATCAATAAGTCTGTACCATTTATAGTAAAGTTTACTTTTTCTGCCTCACTAGTAATATATGTTAATCTTACACTTGGATTTGTACTATTATAGAATTGTGCAAGATCTGTTCTCATCTGATGTACACGTGGCATAAGTTGATCTGAATGCTGTACAAAATATATTTCAGTTTGAGCATATGATTGAGTCATAGCATTAATAACACCTGTTGCAGTTTCTTGTGCAATAGGAGTTCCTAATCTTTGTGGGTTTACTCCAATAGCATCAAAAGCTTGTTGTTTAAAATGATTAGCTAATTGTATTCTAGACATTAACCTGCTTGATTGCTCAAGATTTAAAGTCTGGTAATGATTGAAGTTAGTTGCATTCTCAGTATTAGTAATAGAAGTATCTAATGGCATCATACCAAAGTCTTTCATTGCTACATATGCTTTAGCAAGATTATTCTTACCCCAGTCTTCACCCATAGAGTGACGTGGTAAAGCATTTTGATCAAACATGATAATAGTACCTAACTCATCTACTAGAATGTCTGCTATCTGGTTATTAACCATGTTATATCCTACTTGATATGGTTTCATTAAGTCAACTAGAGATGTAGATCTTGTATTTCTATCAGAGAATACTCTTCCTTCTACAGGTAACTTGCAACCATATAGAGAATTATCTCCTTTGAATTGGAATGGTATTCTTCCTGGCTTACTTCTATTAATACCTAAGTATATTGGATTAAAACCTCCATCATTGTTTTGTTGCCAATATGTAGGTAAGTTAGGACCAATTTTTACACCACCCCATACTTCATTAATCCATATCCATTCTATATGTTCTCCTTGTACCAAATTATCTTTTGTTTTTTCTCTAAATAAATTAGTATTGTAAATAGGTTTCTCAGTAACTTTGTATGTCTCGTCAATGATTTCTTGCATAACATCACCTTGTTCTGTTATCCTTGTCAAATGTCCTACCTTTCTTTGTGTCTTCCAGTATGTTGTTGTTACTCTCATCATATCTGCATTACCCCAGCTTCCTACATCATCTCCTTCACTAAGTATCCAATTTACTATATCAGCATCACCAGAAGAGTCACCCCCTGTTGTACTCATGTGTTGTCTATATTGTAAAGATGGAGCACCTGTATTCCACTTATGTGATTTACTTGCATCATAAAAAGAACCATCATTCTGTACACCTGTCTGTGCATACCTTGCTGAAATTGCTGGATATATGTTTTGTAAAGAAACCATTTGATCTTGAGTCATCAGGTATCCATATTTATCAATAACATCTGCAGGAGACATCATATCACATTTACCAGCAAAATTAGAATCAGATATATATCTTGAGTCAGGAGACTTATGATAAAATGTTAATACTGGATTCCATAATTCTACATCATAGTCATCTTCCATCATTTTGAAATGCCAGAATTCTCTATCTGCAACTAACATATCTCTAAAACCTCTTTCTTCTAGCTCATTCATTCTGAACCTTTCCTCATCTACTGCTAATTGATGGGTAGCCCATTCCTCAACCATACTTCTATAATCTTTAGAAAAGTAATCTTCTATTTCTGGTAATGTTTTTAAGTTCTCTGGAGAAAGTTTTTCTTTTGCTTCATCTGAGTTAGGATCTAAACCAGCATCTAACATTTTCATTAAGATCTTATTTTCTGCATCAGCTAATAAGTTTTCTTCAATCTGCCCTCTTTTTTGCTCAAGCATTTCATTATATGAAGTATCATCTACTGCTCTAAACTGAACCTTATGAAATCTCTTTGTAAACTCACCAGTTAATACATTAATAACATTTGGTATAATTGGATAAAACTTAAGCTCTAGTGCAGATTCATCCTCTTTTGTAAGAATATCCATAATATCCTTATACTCATTATCTTCTTCTATTATATAATCTGTCTTATCTATAATACCTTTTGCAAGCTTATAATTCTTTAATAACTTTCTTGCATTTCTCCTAAGGTATTCCATACCCCTCATCTCAATCCAATCTAGATTCCATGCAGCCCACTCATCATCCTTCTCTTTGGCTTTAATAAATTGTAAAGGTTGTGTAAGACTACTGTTTGTTAAGCCTTCCCCTTTGACTTTAGCACCAGCTTTTAGCTGCATTGCATTATATAATTGCATGTTATATTTTATTTAACGTTAATATATGTAAACCCGTGATCTTCAAATGTTGTTGTTGTTGTCCAATAATCTTTCATTATTTAAAGTTTTTATAAGGTGATTTTCTTATTTTGTTTTTATTTCTAGCTGACCTACCTCCCATATTGCTAAATGGTCTCACATTTAATTTATACAAATTTTTGGACTTATCCAAGTTATTTGAGTCCTGATTCTCTCTACGCTTAGTATATCCTCTATTTGATTGCTGTATTCTCACAAAAGCAACTAAAGCAGCAAAAGCTACCAGTCTATCCACATTTAGCCCAGGATAATATTGCATCATTTCTGTAAGTAACATCTTATCAGGAATTCTTTCCACTCCAAATGTTTGAGATATAACTTCTCCATTCTCATCTAGCTCTTCATCTATACCTTCTCTTATGTACTCAATTGCATAAGAAATAAGATGACTCTTAAATAATGTACCTGTATTCTTCCATCCATATTCTTGGAATACATTGTTGTTAGAACCTAAATCTTTTAGGAATAGAATCTGTTGTTTTGGAACTAAATACTTTTGTTTACGTTTAGCAATCATATGTTGAATAAATAAGGATATATTATTCTCAACTAATGTCCATGCTTTATACCATTCAATAATTAATTCTAATTGTTCATGGGTCTTATTTATATCATCATATCTACCACACCATGTTGCAACTACCTTTTCTCTTTCTATAAATGTCTCTGTTTCTCCACCTTTATCAGTTCTTGTAACTTCACATGCATTCTTATACACAAATATACTACACAATGAATCTGATGTTGTTGTCTTTCCTTCTGACACAGGGTCAATTGATGCATAGTATGTTCCAAATTGTGGATCTTTAACAGGCCTTTCCCATACAACTAGTACACCTGTCTTATCTTCAAGCTTTTTCTTTACTGGGAATGTTATTATAGGAAGTTTTCTAGTCTTCTTTGCTTCAATACCTTCCTCTGTTCTTTCAAGTTCTAAGAATTCATAACCATATTCTTTATCTTCTATTCTTTTTAGTTGTCTTGATATTAAACCTTGTGGGAATATTGCTGCTTTTCTATATGCAAATGCTTCAGCAATATTAATAGGTTTCTGAGATATACGTAATTGATATTGTTCTGGTGCTAGATCTTTTTGCCATCCTGATCTTTCTTCTTTTATTGCTTTTAAAGCTTCATCTATTAATGAATTTCCATAATCATCAATAAAAGGTGGCATTGACCATTGTTCAGGAATGAATAATCCAGCAATACCAATCTTTCCTTTGTCATCCATTAAGTCTGTTTCTACAGCATATATATCATTTGCTTGAGGGTTAAGTATAAACTCCTTAAGAGGATTACATTGTTGTAGATCACCAACAGAACCTGCTGCAATAAATTGTCCAGTAGTCATCATACCAGAAGTCATTGCAGGACGGATATACTCATATGTCTGATCCATCTTTGGTGCAATACCTGCTTCTTCATGAAAGAAAAAAGTACAAGGTCCACCTACTCCAGTAGTTGCATTCTTTTCAAATGAAGCTCCTTGGATCTTTGACATAAGACCTTTGTTAGTTTTTCTATTGTTTATTCTAACCTCAATCTTCTGCTCCCATAGTAGAACTTTTTCAGGACTACTTGGTCTATACCATGCAGTATGTTCATTAAGAAAAGTCTTATACTCATCTAAGAACTTCCAAGAACCTTTATCATTGATATAATCTTTTAGTGATGCTCCTATCTTACATATAGACCCTTCTTCAAACCAATATTGGTTTAAAAGTTTGGCCATATGAAAATATGATGATGCTATCTGACGTTTCTTTAGTATTGCAACATGTTTACAATGTAACTCAGCAATTATTTCATAAAGAGCCATATGATATTGAGCATCCCTGACTTTAGCAAAGCCATACTTCTTTTCTTCTTTATCAAATATTGGTAAGAAATTTAACCACATATAATAATCTCTTGAAAGATACCATGTGCTTTTCTCTCCAATATATAGTACTCCTTCCCTACATTTTTCTTTTTGATCATTCCAATATGTAATATAATCTTTTGATCTAAAAGGTTTATCACAATAAAACCCTTGAGAATTAAATAAGACTGCTTGTTCATTAAACATTAAAGCAGTCTTATCAAAATTATATTGTCCAGGCTCTTTAAATAGAGTAAGCATGTAGGTTATGAAATCTTCTTTAGTTTCAAACTCTTTATAACCCCATTTACTATCCTGATATGTAGGAACTTTTTTATACATCCATCATTACAGCAATAATAGCTGCTTCATCAATAACAAGATGTTCTTCTTCATCATGTAACATACTAGTAGTATTAATTTCTAGTGGCCATTGTATATAATCACCTTCTTTTACTTGTTCACACTTAGGTCCTGTAGATACAACATATCCCATAGGAGGTTGATGTTGTTCAGACTCAGGTAAATAGATTAATCCATTCTTTATCTTTTCAATCTTTGCATCTTGTTTAACGAGAACTCTTCTTCCCATTGGTATTACTTTTTTCATGTTGTTGGTTTTAAATATTAATAATTACATTTGGTCATATGCAAGTCCTTGCCCTCCACGGACAGAACTTTTTTGTTCATCTTTCATATCATTATAAGCACCCTTAAATGACTGTCTAATCTGGTCAAATTTTGCAGCAGTGTTTACTAATGATGTTAAATTTCCATCTCTACCGTGTTCTATAGACGTAGTTTCCATATATCTAGCTAGTCTATCAAGCATTGACTTGATTCCTTTATAGGCTCTAAACGTTGGTGTTTGATACATTTCTTTACACATGTCTACAGCTTGTCTTATCTCTACATCTTCAGTTGATTCTTCAAGTCCCACCTCTTCTATGATTAAATCTTCTTTTTCATGTTCTGGTATATTAAAAAAAGGATTCATATCTGGATCAGGACAAGTCATATAAAATATATACAAATATACAGATAAAAATGTATCTGGATATTTATCCATAATAGATTTTAATGATTTAATTGTATAACAATGTTCTGAAGGTATCACCTTTCCGTTTTGTATATCAAATAGTTTTACTAGCATTATTTATTATCTTTAAGCCACATTATTAAACTGTCTACTTTATCTTTTAAGTATTGTAGTTCATACATTTTAATCTCTTTGATGATTGGTTCATCTTGATCATTATACTTAGTTATTGGATAACCAAACTCATTCTCACCTTCCTTCTCAAAGGAAACATGTTGAATTATTAACTTGCCAATCTTCAATTTAGGGTTATGCTTCTTAATAATATAAGCATATAAACTTAATTGTAAGTTATAATGACTTAGATTACAATCATCAAGATCACTTACAGGATTATACATTTTTGAAGTAATACCCTCCCAGTTTGTATATCCTTTTTCCTTTATTTCCTTATTGGTTTTATAATCAAGTATATTAATCTTACCATTAACAATACTAACTAAATCAGCTTGACCACATATAGCTAATGATTTTAGATATACAAAAAGTTCTGGATAAACACCGTCCTCTAACTTTTGGTCTGGTGCAATCTTAATACCTGCCTTATCTATAGTAGGTCTTACAATAGGTAAGTTAACACCTTCTCTTTCAATAGTATTAAACTCACAAATGTTTTCTTCTCTTTGGTTATGATACCAATTACCTAAACCAATTGCTCTATCTGTCTCATTACTCCAAGCATCTAGTATTTCTTTTTGTGTCATACCATACCACTTAGACCTCTTATTCTTACCAGACTTTTTTGCCTGACCTTTAGCATCAAATTTAGGTTTAAACTTCCCTACAAAACTAGTAACACTAGTCCAGTTGATTTTATCTTTATCTAGATTATCATCTAGACTCTCATATATGTGACCTTCTTCTTTAAATATAACTGCCATAATTTTATTCTTTATATCCTGTTTTATCTTTAAATTGTTTTTCTAACTCCTCAGATAGTACTGCATCCCATTGTCCTACTGGACATGAAGATGATAAAGCTCTCAATTTAAAACCCAATGAGCACCCACAATCAGAACAACAAGGTTGTGTTCCTGGAGCTGCACAATTTTTACCTGCATTATCAAGAGATGGACACTCTTTACATATATCCCATCTTTCAGCTGCAACAAGTTCAACATCATCAGATCTGAAAATGTTATTTTTAACACCTTCAAAAATTTGATCAACATTTTTAATTGCAGATAATAGTTTAATTATTTTCATCTCTAAATTTATTTTTGGTTTCTAATTCTTCATTCATATTAGCTAATGCCTTTTCAAGTATCTCAATCTTTTCTTTTACAGGTATGTGTTTACCATATCCTTTGTAAGTATTTTTTTGAATGTTACCAAGAATATCCTTGTTTCTATTAATACTTTTTTCTAACCTTTTCTTTCTTAGTGTAAAAGTTCCTAAATTTGGTATGTATATTTTACTTGCATCTAAATCAGATAAAGCTTTTCTAACTCTACCATAATAAAAAGATACTAGATTACCAACTAAGTCAGCATGTGCATTGCATTCTTTTGCAATTTCAGGATAAAGATCTTTATACTTTTTAGGATTCAACTCCTAATAATTTATAATCCAATAATATAGTACCTTTTGTTTGTATCTCTATTTTTGGATTTAGTGTAATGTTCTTTTTATTAATTCCTGTTTTGATTATTAGATCTTTCTTACTTGCCTTAGTAATTGCATTTCTACAAGACTGTGAACTCTTAAATATCTTTTTATCTGATATAAGAGAACAAAACTTTGTAAGTTCTGCACTTTCTAATTTTGCAAGTTCAGATAAACATAATAAATCTGACAAGCTTATTTGTATGTCATTAAGAAAGCAATAAGTAAGGATTTGGTATTTTATAACCTCATCCTTACTCATCCTAACTTTTTTTTCTACTTTCTTTACTATCATTATATCCAGGTTTTTGTCCTATCAGTTTCTTTGCTTGTTATTAAAGTATAAGTAAAGTTGTTACTCCATACAGCTTTAGCTTTTCTACATATCTTCATAAACAATTTAAAATCATCATTAGATGCAATAACTTGACATCCTGCTGACCACTTATCCACTTGAGTTGAAGTTTTTCCAACACGGCTAGTAGCTCTATGAATATTGATACCAAATAAACCAGTATCAGTATTTTCTTTATTCATATTGTAAATATCATCTCTATTCTTATCTCTATAAACAGTTACAGGATTTTGTTGACCTAATGCTTCATACTTACCTTGATGCTTTCTGATCTTATGAGACTTAGGATATTGTCCAGGTTTTAAAATAGCTACACCATCCTCATTTAATATATTATCTACCCAATGGGTTCCAGGATCAGTGGTACAATCAAATTCATGATACTGCCACTCTCCATCTTTCTTATAGGATAATGTTATAGTGTCATCAAATTTATTTGTAACCATATCATCAGTATCAGCATTTCTAATACCTATAATATTTAAATTATAATCACCATTTGTAAAATACTTATATCCTTTAGAATCTAAAGCTCTTTGAAGCACCTCTCTCCCGTACTTCATTAGTCTTGTTTTTTAAGAGTTCTCTTTGGTGGAGCTTTAGCTTGATCTGCATCCCAATCTTCTGATGCTTGTCTTACAGCTTCTGATCTTGCACTGTTTATATCTTCTGGATTTCCTTCTTTAGGTCCTGACATCATTTGAGCAAGATACATTTGAGATTGTACTCTTTCAGAACGAGTTACCTCAATGTCTCTTAATAATTCCTCATATTCTTTCTGAACTTTAAGGTCTTTGATACTGTCTTTGTAATAAGCTGTTACTTCAGCTCTTCTTGCTTCTACTTCTTCTTTTGATAACTGCACCTCTTCATCAGAGTAGTTACCCGCACTTTGATCTGCCATAATATTGGTTTTAAATTATTAATAGTTAATTATAGTACAAAGATACAAAAAAAGTTTAAATAAATAAAGTGTAAATACTTTTATTTTATCTATAACGCCATGGGTGACGTTTTATATTTAATGATAACCATTTAATAATTCTAACAGCTCATCTATTGCAGCATGTCTATGTGAATCTTCCAATACAGCTTTAAATACAAACTTAGAATTAGTTAACTTAGCCATGTCATGATATGCAGACCAGTTCTTGTCCTTTAGATCTATTTGATATGAATCTCCACAGAAGATTATCTTAGAATCCTTACCTAACCTACCTATAGCCATTGCTAGCTGTCCTCTAGTTAGATTTTGGAACTCATCTACTATGACTACTGCATTATCAAATGTACGCCCTCTAAAGTGAGCTAGGGATACTAATTCAATAGTCTCATCCTTTTCCATTTTTTCTAACTTATCTGATTTATTATAAACCTTACGCATATTAGAACGGATAGGTACTAACCATGGTTCCATCTTCTCACGTTCAGATCCAGGTAAGAACCCATTATCCTCAGTAGATATAGTTGGTCTAGTAATTATGATCTTATCATATTGGCGTTTGAAAACTTGATCTAATGCAACCTGTACGGCTAAAAGAGTTTTACCACTTCCCGCTTTACCTATTATAAAGTTAAACGGATTTTTCAGAATTTCTGCCTTAGCTACCTTTTGTTCATCAGATAATGTAATAGAAAAACTTATTGCTCCCTTTGGGGGAGTCTTTTCTTTATTATTCATAAAATTATTTTAAGTAAGAATATCCCACTTGATCTTTGGATACATTTTTTTAAGAACAGCACACTTCTCATATTCTTCTTCATCTACGAAATACTGCATCATGTTTTCCAATTCATAATCCGTAATACCATCATCAGGATTATGTGCTAATAAAGCACCATCCTTAGACTCCATTACTTCTTCAAAGGTTTTCTTTTTAGTAACGATCATAAAAGAATTCCTAAACGCCTTATCCATTATTATATACTCAGCTTCTTGTATTTGATATTCATCTAACTTATCATACTTATCTAGTGGGTCATTTACAGACATATGTTCTAATTTTTTGGTTTCAAAATTAATAAAAAAAAATCTAAAGAATTTAGGAATATTCATTTATTATTTTTTGGTTAGTACTTCTTTCTTATAAAAGATGGATTGTTAAACAAACCCCCCCTACCCTTTCAATATACAAAAATCCCACCACATAAAAAATTCTTAAATGAAAAATTGTATATGTGGCATGAGTGTTAGGTCCTACTGTTCTGCTCCCCAGCTTAAAAAAGGTAGAGGTGTACCCCCATTGGGTATACAACCAAAAAAATCATATTATGTCAGTATTCTTTCACAAAATCCCTGAGGGGTCAAACACAATCGTTTGTAAGTCAGCAGTAGCATCTACTGAGACTGTAACCATCAACACAGTAGATGGTCCTAAGCAAGTTCAAGCCAGAACTCAAACAAACTTACAGTTTGGTTTGCTTTGTCTAGTGGATATTGATCCACGAGACCTTAAGCTTAAACCTAATCAGGAGCTTAAAGGTTTCAAAATGTCTGGAAACTTTGTTGAAGACCGTAACAACAAGAATGATGACGGGTCTCCAATGATGACAACATTACAATGGGTAACACCTGCGTAATGTATATGTGAGGATACTTGATGTATCCTTTACTTCCCTTAAGGGTGGACGCAACTTATAGGGACAATGTGACTAAATACTAGTTACTTGTCCCTTATCTAACCTTTATCCGTCTACATCCTATTTAATTCATCTTTCCTTCTTTAATTGGTAGGGAAATTAATTAAATACAGGTGTTACATGATGAGTGGGACATCATATACCCACATAATACCACATATTACCACAATAGAACTAATATGTTACCATTATATAATATATAGCTATCATTAACATAGGTCTGCTGAAATATCTTGCAATAGTGCATGGATATGAGTTTATAGCAATAAAGATGTTTCCTATGTATGATACTATACTATTAGTTGTCTCTCTCTATAGGATAAGCATACTAGTTACCCAAACATCAAAAATAATAACTCATGAACAAACATAACCAAGAAGTAAACAAATTTGATAGAGCAATGACTCTAATCTTATTTACACTACTCATA